CCTGAACCAGCATTGGTTATAGTACCTTCCCAACCTGGACATCTAAAGTCCGCTGTAGCAGCACTCTGTGGTTCTGTAGCACCGCTTACCCAAGTAAATGATACTCCAGTATACTCACCAGGGGTATATCCTGATCCAGCATTGGTTATTGTACCAGTTAATGATTGTATATTACATGTAATCTTAGCGTCATGACCAGCACCACCTTCTAAAGAAATGGTTGGAGCAGTATCATAACAAACACCTGGGGCGGTGATAGTTAATTCTGTTAATCTAGCACTCTTCTTACTAAAGACTGGTGTGAGGTCAGCTTCACTAACAGAGTTACCACCTGTTAACTGAACTGTTGGTGCGAAGTTATAACCAGATCCTTGGTTTGTAATAGTAACTGTTCCTATTGGGAAACCAATAGTACAAGTAGCAGTACCACCAGATCCTGTGGTGTCTGTACCATCTGTAGTAATTGTTACAGTAGGTGCTGAGGTAAATCCAGATCCTCTTCCATTAACGGATACACTACCTATAGACCTACCATTGAATATTGTGAAGGATGCATCTGTAGTCTGTGATTGATCAGACTGTGTAATAGTTGGAGTTGTTGAACCATTATACAGAGTACCTTGCTCTGTAATAGTAATAGAGTTAACAGCACCAGCACTGACTGTACAAGTAGCAGTAGCATTAACACCTTTAAAACTATGACTCTCTCCAGCAGCACTAGCAGAAGCAGTTAGTGATACAGCACCACCACCCTGTGAGGTAGATACTTGGAAAGTATCTCCAGAAGCATTGATAACATAATAAGTGGTACCGTCTGACAGACCAGGAGTCTCAGAACCACCGTTATTATAATAAACTATTCTTAAATTATTTGTAAATGGATGACCAGTAATGGTTAACGTATTACCAGATATACCTGTTTCTGTGTCAAATGTAAATTCTTCTGGTGCTTCAATCGTTAAAGTTGGAGCAGATGCATAATCAGCACCACCATCAGCAATATCAATTCTATTAAGAACACCATATGTCTCTAGAACAGCACTAGCATCAGGAGCAGTACCAGCATTCTGAGAAGCACTGAATGTTACTGCTGGAGGAGTTGTATAAAGAGTACCAGGATTCGTTAATGTAATATCTTTTACAGCACCATCTTGTGTGTCAAGAGAAGCAGTAGCAGTAGCAACCACAGCAGGGTTGGTATCCATGTCAAGGTTAGTTGAACCACCTTGATATCCTGTACCAGCATTCTGTACTGTTACACTAGCAACACCATCTGAAGATAGTAATAAGTTAGTGTCAGATTGTAGACCATAAGCATTGAATCCACCCCTCTTTTGGACAGGACCCAGGTAGACATCAATAGAACCTATCTGGTCAGAGTTGAAACTACCAATCTTATACTGGTCAAAGTATGCGTTCTCTGCGAAAACAACCTCACCATTGAAGGTAGTGTCTTGGTTGCCAGCAGGGTCAATTAATAAGTCACCACTTGTAGTGGATATCGTGTTACCAGCGAGACGAATATTACCAGTCTCAATGTATGCTGGATAAATGTTTGTTGTACCAGTGGAGTCAGATAGACCAATACTGGTTGCTTGCTGTGATGATGATGTTGACTGGAAGTTAACATTACCTGTCTCTTGGTCAACTAAGAATACTTCACCAACTCTGAAGTCACCTCTCTGGTCAGTAGATGAATAGAATACTCTACCACCATTAAGTTCTACTGCTTCATTGGCTTGCTGTGCTAACGAACCATCGTTCGACAAGTCCTTACCAGCACCAATATACATGAAGTTGTGGGCAGTAAGATTTAACTTACAACCATTACCATCAGCAACAGCACCTTTATTACCATAGATGTTAGATGATGCTAATGCTTTGAACTCACATCCAAAGTCACCATAGTCTACAAGTGAAATACCAGTAGCACTATCACCACCATCAGAACGAATATCTTTTACATATCCAGCATCAGTAAATGAGGATGATCCTGAATCTCCATTGAAGTGTAATAATAAAGATGTATAAATGTCAGTTCCATACTCACTTGAAGGAGCAGTGAAGTTACCTGTAAATCTTGCGGTTCCAAGACTGACCCTTACTTCATCTAATTTACCTGTGAAGTAGTCAGATCCAGTACCAGTAGCAGAACCTATGTTAAGAGTTTTTGTGTTTCCGTAATTATTACCGTCTGTATATGTACTGCCTGATTGAGTACCATTAATGAATAACTTTGTAGAACCGTTATATCGAGCAACAGCAATGTGAGCCCATGTGTCAACGCTTATTGTACCACCAGTAATATGTGTGGCAGCAGCAGATCCAAACTTAACTGTACCACCATCATGCCATAGATATGGAGCACCATCTGAAGCAGCACCAGTACGGAAGTCAAGAATACTATTAACACCAGAAACTGAGGTTGGATATACCCATGCTTCTATACAGAAGTTAGCAGTACCAAAACCAAAGTCTTCCTGAGTCTCTATACTAACAAAGTCACCAGTACCATCAAGTGCTAGTGAAGCAGTTCCAAACTTAGGTGTAGTTGTATTAAGAGAAGCGTCAGCATTAGGTGTAAGAGTCTTACCTACCTCAAGTGGAGTAGTAAATTGTCCCTCACCTTTTCCTGTTAGGAAAATATATGTTCCATCATTATTAGCAATGTTACCATAACCTTCTGCTTTCTTATAAGTTACATTTCCACTTGTGTTTCCAGTGGTAAGAGCAAAGGTAAAGGTATCAGCAGTTGGAGCAGCTGTTACTTGATAATAACCATCAGTAGCAGTACCAGTGATGAAGTCAGCATAAACTCTATCGTTAGTAACAAGACCATGAGCAGTACGTGTAACAGTTACGACATTACTACTTACAGCATAAGTACCTGACTTAAACTGATTCTCTAACTGATAGATCTTTTCGTTAGTAGCAAATGTACCAGAAGTACCAGATAATTTTAATCTTGCCTGTCCAGTACCATGCTTACCTGTAGCACCCTGTACACCCTTAATACCTTCGTCAGCGAGGTATACAAAGGAGTTTTGCCACTCACAACGAATACCATTAGTTAAGTATACACCAACAGAATTAGGTACAAAGAAGGTTACTTCGTTGAATAGTACAGCAGTCTCTAATGAGTTTGAGTTGGATATAGCACCATCTAATTTAGCACCACGTCCAGCATCTCCAGCATCAAATCCATAAGGGTCGGATGCTGACGTAGTTGATCCCTTATTAAGAACGGTAACTCGGTTTATATAAGCACTTCTATCTGAATCCCAGTTGTTAGCACATACAAATGCGTAACCAGTATCATTACCAGAATTATAAATTATATCTTTTATAGTTAAATCTGAGACTGTTGTGTCACCAGCAAGGACCATAAAGTCCACATCATTGGTACCACCAGTCGGCTTTAATTGGGTAGCCCTAAGTCCAGCACCCTTAATAGTTACACCATCAGGTATGTTTAGAGGAGCAGCTTCAGTATACTCACCAGCAGCAATATGAATTATATCACCTGACGTAGCAACTGTTAAAGCTTTAGCAACAGTTAAAAATGGGGTAGTTGTACTCTTACCTCTATCAGCACCACCTGACAGACTTGTAGCATCAGAACCTGATTTAGCAACAAAGTATGTATTATTTGGACCATTAGTTATATCCGCAGCAAACATTGAGGCAGTAACACTTGCCGTGTTCGGTACGGCATTTGCTATTTCCTCTACTGTTCCGTTATTGTTAACAAAAAGCTTCTTATCCGCTATATTAAGAGCAACTTCCTTATCGACTAAATCAGAAGTCGTCGGTGTTGCGCTTGCCGTCGTCGAGCTTTTGAGTTTGATCCTCGTTGCCATTTATAGCATTCTCTGATGATTGTTGTTGGTTTATAGTATTTAACTGGTTTGTTAAATCTATGACTTTTGCCTCAAGCATAGTATTAGCGAGAGTCAGTTCACCAACTTTACGTTGTAATGTAGAAATAATGATATTTACATCCATGATTTAAAAGAACGTTAGAACGTACCCCCATCGACGGTATTAGTCCAAACAGGAACACCAGCAGCGGTGACTGTTAAAACTTGATAGGAGGTTGTGGCATCATCACCAGTACCAGGTGATGCCATATTAGCAGCAGCTGTTACCTGCATAGCAGAGGCACCGTTACCATAAGGAACCCCATATTGGGTAAAGGTTGAAACACCTGTACCACCATATTGAACTTCAAGATCGGTATCGAGTTCTAGATCACCAAGTACAACTGTACCACGGTTACCTGTTACTCCAAATACTGTATTGGTATCTGTAGCATTCTCGATGAATGTCCAAGCACCATTTCCATCAGCACCACCTGTACGGTCATAACCGAAGAAACCAAACTTAGCATTACTACCATCATGATAGTGTACCTTCACACCTCTATCTAGGCCATCAGAAGCATCGCGTGTTGCGACGATTGATCCACCGCTATCGATGTTTCCTGTGATTGCCTGATCTAAAGTAATCTGCTTAAGACCAGTATTGATAGATTGAATATTTGTTGAGTTTGCTATATTTGTTCCAGTGATGTCATCACCAACATTAAGTCCTACAACACGGTCAACAGTAAGAACTGTAGCACCAGAAGTAGCAGCAGAAGTAAGTGATAATGTAACTGTGGGATCACCTAATTCAATAGTAGGATCATTAACAGACATTGAAGCACTGTTGACTGTAGTAGTCGTACCATCAATCTGTAAGTCACCTTTAATAATAACCAAACCCTCTGAATCATTACCAGCAGGGTAAGGGTCGATAATCATCTCAGTACCAGAAGTGGTAGAGAGGATATTGCCATCTAACTTTAACTGGTCGATTGTAAATTCACCAGTCTGGTTAATGGTACCAGAAACGGTTTGTGTACCACTGAAGGTTACACCGTTATTAAAGGTAGTTGTTGAGTTAACTGTTAAGGTATCACCAGCAGCAGTACCTATAGTTGCGTCATCATCTACATTCAAATCTTTGATCCATGCCTTAGCACCAACACCTAAACCACCTGTAATTACTACGGCAGCAGTTGTGGTATTGGAAGCAGTAGTGTTATCGGCAAACTTAACCTGAACACCTGAATCGAATTCTTGATCAGCACCAGCCCAACGTAGTTTGTCTAGTGTTGTTTCGTCGTAATAAACACGTGCGTCATTACCAGATCCAAACTTCAGGGGAATGTCGTCT